GCTCATTGGTTCAGGATCATTTATTGCAAATGAAATTATCTATCAAGGAACTGATTACTCCAATGCTACTTCTCAAGCAGTAGTTTATTCTTCGGATACCACTTCAGCAGATAAGTATGTAGATATTATTCGTGTTCAAGGAGAATTTACTTCAGGAACAGTAAAGGGATATTCTTCATCCGCTGAATGGACTGCTAATACTGCATCAGAAATGGAACAAATGGATACTGCTTTTGAAGACCTAGTTAACAATAATGATATTCAACAAGAATCAAATGATATTCTGGATTTCTCCTTTGTCAATCCCTTTGGTACTCCATAAATGTTAGGTAATCCACATTTTCGTAATGGAACGATTCGTAAAGTCGTGGTTGGTTTTGGAACCATCTTTAACGATATCACCGTTGCTCGATATGACAAAGCACTGAACAAATATCACTCCTGGTTAGTTCCAATTGTTTATGGACCCAAGGAAAAGTATATTACCCGAATAATTTCTGATCCAACCCTAACCAAATCAGTTGCAATTTCGGTTCCAAGAATTTCCTTTACTCTGGATGCACTCACTTATGATCCATCCAGAAAACAACAATCTACATTACAGAACTTTAATTATAGTTCAACGAATGGTCTAACTACTCAATACGCACCAGTACCTTATAATTTTGATTTCACGCTTTCGGTTTATGTCAGAAACACCGAAGACGGAACACAAATCATTGAACAAATTCTTCCGTTCTTTACTCCTGATTATACCGTAAAGATTAATTTTATTCCAGAAATGGGAACTTCATATGAGATGCCCGTCATTCTCAACTCTGTTTCTACAGAGATTGATTATGAAGGGGATATGATGTCTACCCGATTAATTATCTGGGATTTAACGTTTACAGCAAAAGGATATTTGTTCCCACCCGCTAAAACAGATTCCTCTCAGGGTCTTATTGGTACGTGGTCAGATGTAGGTGGACCAAATGGAACCGGAGGATATGGTGCAGCATTTACTGATATCTATACCGAATCTGACTATAAAACAATTCAAGAAGTCGTAGTTGATATTCCTACCGGTCATCATATCTTTTCCACTTCAGAGATAGTTCGGGTAAGCAATCGTAAAAATATTGCGGGAAAAATTATTTATTTCTCCAATGATTCAAGAGGAATTGTTATTGTTGGTGAATTAAATAAACCTCTAGAACCCGGTGATATTTTGGTCGGAGATTATTCCAATGCCTCTTATACTATTCTGTCGGTATCTGATGCACCTTATAAAGTAGTTAGAATTATAACGAAACCTGATCCGGAAGATGCAAATGTTGATGATGAATATGGGTTCTCTGAGCAAATTATCGAATATGGTTAATTATGAAATCACTGAACGAAAATCTAGAGGAAATCTTTGATCTAGAACCACTAGAATCAAATACTGCAATCACAGTTCAAGATACTGAATTTATTCCTGCATCACCAGAAAATTCTACTATAGAATCGGATGCTGAATTTGCACGGAAAAATCTTCGTGAATTGATTCTCAAAGGTAATCAAGCAGTCGATGAATTGCTTCATATCGCTTCTCAATCAGAAGTTCCCAGAGCATACGAGATCACTGCAACTTTTCTCAAGAATCTTTCGGATATGAATAAAGATTTACTGGAAATTCATAAGAAGAAAAAAGAAATCGTGGTATCGAAAGAAATCAAAAATTCTAATGATATGAATATCAATCAAGCAGTGGTCTTTACCGGATCAACTCATCATCTCATGAAATTACTAAAGGAAGCAAACGGTGGAGATTCTAACTAATCTATTAAAGAAATATCTAGCGGAAAACTTTGCACTTTATTTAAAGACATTGAATTTTCATTGGAATGTTGAAGGGGTGAGATTCATTCAACTGCATTCGTTCTTTCAAGATATCTATGAAGATTTAGAGAATGCTACTGATGTAATCGCTGAACATATAAGGTCATTGGATGCTTATGTTCCAGGATCATTTAGTCGTTATGCGGAACTGTCAGAAATTGAAGACGAAACTGCTATTCTAACTGCTGAAGATATGATTAAGAAAATTCAGGAAGATAATCTGATTATTCTGAAAACATTAGATGTAGCATTTAAATTAGCTGAAAAAGAAAATAAACAAGGACTGATTGATTTTCTGGGATCAAGAATTGCTCAACATGATAAATGGAATTGGATGCTGAAATCGTTGATGAAGTGAGAATAGGTATTCGTAATGGCTAAATCTATAGCATATAACAACAATAGTAATTTGAAAAAATGTGGAATTCAGTTAGAATATACTGAAGAACAGATTCTGGAGATTAAAAAATGTTCAGAAGACCCGATTTACTTTGTTGATAATTACTGTCAAATTGTTACTCTTGATAAAGGTGTTCAACAGTTTAAGTTGTGGGATTTTCAAAAGGATTTAATAAACACATACCACAATAATCGTATGGTTTTGACAATGTTATCAAGACAATCGAGTAAGTGCGTCATTTTTACCACAAATTTAAATATAAAGAATAAAATTACTGGTGAAACAAAGGAAATTTTCGTTGGTGATTTTCACAAACTAATATCTGATTCTTCATTACCAATTAACGAAGCGAATGAAAAATTTGTTGAGTCTTTTTCTGTTTTTGATTGGATGGTTGAATCTGAATCTGGATTTGTAGATATCATTTCGTCCAACAAAACTATTCCTTACGAAGTTTATTCTGTAGTGTTGGACAATGGATTAACTATTGAATGTGCAGATAACCATATTTTAATTGACGAAAACAACCAAGAAGTATTTGCTAAAGATTCATTAAATCATCATATTAAAACCAAGAAAGGAATTTCAAAAGTAGTTGAAGTTGCTGGTCTTAATTTTTATGATTCTATGTATGATCTGTCAATATCATCTGAAGATCATACTTATTATACCAATGATATTCTTTCTCATAATACTACAACAACAGTTGCATATATTCTTTGGTACACTCTATTTCAAGGTGACAAGAATGTTGCTATTCTTGCCAACAAAGATAAGACTGCTAGAGAGGTTCTTTCTAGATATGAATTTATGTATGAGTATTTACCAATTTGGATGCAACAGGGTGTAAAGGTTTGGAACAAAGGTGATGTAGAATTAGAAAATGGGTCAAAAGTTTTTACTGCTGCTACGTCATCTTCTGGTTTGCGTGGTAAATCTTGTGTAACTGGTGATGCTAAAGTTTGCATTGAAGAAAATGATGAAATCTACTATACTGAAATACAAAATATACTAAATAATAGCAACCTCGTCAATAAAGGAGTTGCTAGTATGAACAATCAGTATGCAATATATCAAACAACAAATCTAAAAAATGACAAAATATATGTAGGATTTCACACAATTCCTGAATCTGGAATCAAAGAAGATTATCAAGGAATTGGTTCAATATTTAAAGATGGATACCTTGGTTCGGGAAAAATTTTAAAAGCTGCTGTAGCAAAATATGGACCCGAATCTTTTAGTCAAGAAATTTTAGAAGTTTTTGATAATAAAGAAGAAGCAGAAGCTTATGAACGTTATATTGTTGATGAAGAATTTACTTTGGACGATATGACATATAATATTGCTATTGGTGGTAATCTTTGTGTATTAGCTGGAGAAAATCGTTCTTATTATACTGGACATTTACCAAAAGTTTTGTGTATAGAAACTGGAGTTGAATACAAAGGATATAAAGAAGTGTGTGATCATTTTGGATTTGAGAATAGTCCAGAATTCACATTTTCAGAAACCCCTTCAAAGTGCATAAGAATGTTTATTTACCGATTGTGTTATGAAGGTAAAATTAAACTTCTGAGTATGATGGATAATGATGCTGCAATTGCTAGGTATACTCGATATCTGGATTGGGTCAATACTTCAGATGAACGAAAAATAGCATTTGCGAAAATGATATCTGAAAGATTTTCTAATAGAAAACAAAGTAAAGAACATGTAGAAAAACGTATTTCTGGTAATAAAAAATGGAAAGACGAAAATCCAGAATTACATGCACTCAGAATGGAAAAAATTAATAAGAATCCAGAAAAAATTGCTAAGACCGCAGCAAAACATCGTGGAATGAAACGTAGTCCAGAAGCATGTAAAAATATTAGTGAAAGTAAAATCGGTGCAGTTAGTAGCACTAAAGGAAAAAGATTAGCTACACATATTGAAACTGGTACAATTAAATATTTTGATCCAGAAGATGAAATTCCAGAAGGTTATACAACTGAATTTTCTGGGTATAATGTAGGTAAAAAAAGTTATACTGATGGTACCCAATATAAAATGTTTGTAGAAGGAACAGAACCAGAAGGTTGGTGGCAACAAGGTCCACCAAAAAAGAAAAAATCATGAAAATTTTATCTACTGATGGGTTTGTTGATTTTGAAGAAATTTTAGATCAAGGTATTCGACCAACATTAAAAATATTTTTTGATGATGGTACTGATATTGTTTGTACTCCAGATCATAAATTTTATGTTGAAAATTCTTATTGGGAGACTGCTGAAAATCTAGAAGTTGGTGATATACTATCACAAAAAATGATTGTTGATATCAAACAACATTCTGAAATGCAAGTATATGATTTCTTTAATGTTGGTGATTGTCATAATTATTATGCTAATGGTGTTATAAACCACAACTGCAATATGTTGATATGTGATGAGGTTGCAATTATACCCAATAGTATTGCTGATGAATTTTTTGCGTCTACTTATCCAGTAATTTCTGCTGGTAAGACAACGAAAATTATTATGACTTCTACTCCACTTGGTTATAATCATTTCTGGAAATTCTGGAACGACGCAAAAACTAAACAAAATGATTTTGTAACCTTTCATGTCCCCTACTGGAAAGTGCCAGGAAGGGATGAAGCGTGGGCAAAAGAACAATTAAGACTCCTTGGTGAAACAAAATACAATCAAGAAATTTTGTGCGATTTTTTGGGGTCTGCTAAAATTTTGATACGCCCCGATGTATTAGCAAAAATGTCCTTCATTCATCCTATCTATTCCAAAGAGAATCTAGATGTATATGAGATGTCAGAACGGGATCATATCTATGTCATAACAGTAGATACATCCAAAGGTGTTGGTGGTGATTATTCTGCATTATCAATCATTGATGTTACTCAGACTCCCTACAAATTGGTTGCAAAGTTTCGTGATAACAATATTGCACCGATGCTTTTTCCATCCGTCATTTTCCGTTTAGCAAAAGAATATAACGATGCTTATGTTTTAGTTGAAATTAATTCTACTGAACAGGTTCCTCATATTCTCTATACCGAATATGAATATGAAAATCTGCTGTTTGTTCTTCGTGATTCCAAAGGACAACGAGTAACTTCTGGTTTTGGTGCAAATGGTCGAGCACAATTAGGTGTTAATATCGACCGAAAAACCAAACGACTCGGATGTTTTTCCCTTAAGTCTCTGATTGAAGAACAAAAACTTCTGGTCTTTGATGCAGATATCATAGCAGAGTTCTCTACCTTTGTCGAGAAAAAAGGTTCCTATGAAGCAGACGAAGGATATCATGATGATCTGATTTCTACTCTGGTTCTTTTTGGTTGGTTAACTACCAATTATTATTTCCGTGAATTAACTGATGTCAATCTTCGACAGATCATGTATGAAAAACGTATTCGTGAGATTGAAGAGGATATGTTACCGGTTGGTCATTTGGACAATGGAGATGTGGTGGATATTGAGGAAGATTTGATTGATGGGGATATATGGGCACCCTGGAACAAAGATGAATCTCCATATAAGATTCCAGAAGCATATTTGACGAGTCGATTGTAAAATTAAAAAACACTAAATAGAGAAAATAAAAACTCTATTATTCATTAGGAGAATTATATATGGCTTATCAGCTTTCCCCTGGAGTTCAGGTTCAAGAAATTGATCTGACTACCATTATTCCTTCAGTTGCTACTTCAATTGGTGCATTTGCAGGTAGTTTTTCTTGGGGTCCCATCAACGAAATTAATACCATTTCCAATGAGATTGAATTGGTTTCACGTTTTGGAAAACCCAATTCAACCAATTATGAGTATTGGTTTTCTGCTGCTAATTATCTTGCATATTCCAGCGATTTAAAGGTTGTTCGTGCAGCAAATACCGATGCAAAAAATGCTACCGTTTCTGGTGGTGGAGTTCTAATTAACAATTCATTTGTTTATGACACTCAATATAGTGCTGGTGCTAACACCTATGGTACCTTTGCTGCAAAGTATGCTGGTAAGATCGGAAACACTCTCAAGGTATATGTTGCAGATGCAAATACCTATTCCAACACCTGGACCTATTATGGTCAATTTACTGATGCTCCTGCTACTTCTGATTATGTTGCATCTCAGGGTGGTGCTAATGACGAAATTCATATCGTTGTGGTGGACACATTAGGTAAGTTTTCCAATGGTGTTGCTAATACCGTTCTAGAAAAGTTTGCATTCGTGTCAAAAGCATCCGATGCAACTACTCTAGGTGGAGCAACCAATTATTACAAGAATATTCTTAATCAACGTTCCAATTATATTTGGTCAATGTCTCACCCAATTGGTTCAAATTGGGGAACTGCTGCTGCTAACACTATCTTTAGTGGTCTTTCTACTGCAATTGCAACACAATTATCCTCTGGTGCAGATGGAACACTTGCTGATGCTAATCTGATCTCCGCTTATGATCTATTTGCTAATATTGATACCGTCGATATTTCTCTGATTGTTTCTGGTCCTGCTGATGTAACTGTTGCTAATCATCTAATTGAAAATATTGCGGAAGTACGTAAGGATTGTGTGGTACTGCTATCACCAGAAAAGGATGATGTGGTCAATAATATTGGTGGAGAAGAAACCGCAGTTGTGGGTTATCGAAATACCCTAACTTCTTCTTCCTATGCAATTATGGATTCTGGTTGGAAATATCAATATGATAAGTATAATGATGTTTATCGCTGGGTACCACTGAATGCAGATATCGCTGGAATTTGTGCTCGTACCGATTATGAACGTGATCCTTGGTTCTCTCCTGCGGGTCTAAGTCGCGGGGTCATTAAGAACGTAATTAAACTTGCATGGAATCCTAATAAAGCAAATCGTGATGCTCTCTATATCAAGGGAATTAATCCAGTCGTTACTTTCCAAGGAGAAGGTACTATTCTCTATGGTGATAAAACCCTATTGACTCGTCCCTCTGCATTTGATCGAATCAATGTTCGTCGTCTCTTTATTGTTCTTGAGAAAGCAATTGCTAAAGCTTCTCGCTATACGCTCTTTGAATTCAATGATCGCTTCACCCGTGCTCAGTTTGTTAATATGGTCGAACCCTACCTTCGTGATGTTCAGGGTCGTCGCGGTATTACAGATTTCCGAGTTGTCTGTGACGATACCAACAATACCCCCGATATCATTGATCGTAATGAATTTGTCGGTGCTATCTATTTGAAACCTCAACGAGCAGCAAATTTTATCACTCTACAATTTATTGCTACGAGAACCGGAGTCGATTTTGAAGAGTTAGTGGGTAGCGTGTAATTAACAAAATCAGTAGGGGATTTTTAATTTCCCCTACTGATTCATATAAATAAAACAAAATATATCTCGTACTATTCAGAGGAATAATAAATGGCTTTCTCAATTAACGAATTCAGATCACAAATGGTTGGTGATGGTGCTCGTCCTAATCTATTTGAAGTCTCTATGCCCTTTCCTGGGTTTTCTGCTCCAGAAAATGCACAGGAAAAACTTACCTTTATGTGTAAGACCGCACAACTTCCCGGTTCTACTATCGGAGTGGTTCCGGTTCAATACTTCGGTCGCGAATTAAAATTTGCAGGTAATCGAACCTTCACCGATTGGGCAGTAACAATCATCAACGATGAAGATTTTGTCGTCCGTAATGCATTTGAACGCTGGATGCAAGGTCTTAATAGTCATACCCCCAATCTTCGTGAACCTTCTGCTCTTGCACCCTATAGTTATACTGTAGATGCAGATGTAACGCAGTTCGGTAAACGCGGAAATATTATTAAACAATATAAGTTTATCGGTATGTTCCCCTCAGATATCTCACCAATTGATGTTGATTGGGGTGCAAACGATACAATGGAAGAATTCTCAGTAACACTCTCCTATCAGTGGTGGACTTCTTTTGAAGATGGTATCGTATAATACTTGACTATTATACAAACATCTTCTAAAAATAACAGTCCAAATTATTATGTCCTACGGAGATTTTTCTGAATGAAACTTTTTGGTTTTACGCTGGGTAAAAAAGATGTGATGGAAGTGGAAGACCCGAAACAAAGGTCTTTCACTCTTCCAACCGAAGCTCTGGATGATGGTGCGGTCACAATCACCCAAAATGCTTACTACGGTACCTATATTGATCTGGAAGGTTCAGTCAGAAATGAACTGGAACTAATTACAAGATACAGGGAGATGGCAAACCATCCAGAACTGGAAGCAGCAATTGATGATATCGTAAATGAAGCAATCACCCATGATGAAGATGGAACCGTTGTCAATATCAATCTCGATAAACTAAAAATTTCTGATTCTATCAAGAAAAAGATTCAGGAAGAATTTAACTATATCATGAAACTGCTAAACTTCTCTAATCTAGCAGATGATCTATTCAAAAGATGGTATATCGACGGTCGAATCTATTTTCATATTCTGGTGAACTCAGATCGACCCAAAGAAGGTATTCAGGAATTAAGATATATCGATCCACGAAAGATTCGTAAGATTCGCGAAATCAATAAAGAACGTGATCCAGTAACGGGTGCTAATGTTATTAAGTCCCTAGCGGAATACTATATCTATAACGATAAAGGAACTACGACACAAACGTATACCGCTGGAACGAGTCAGGGATTGAAAATTGCTCCTGATTCGGTGATCAATGTTAATTCTGGTCTAATGGATGCTAAGAATACGTTTGTAATCAGTTATTTGCATTCTGCAATTAGACCACTGAATATGTTAAGAATGGTCGAGGATGCTATTGTTGTTTATCGCGTCAGTCGTAGTCCAGAACGACGGGTATTCTATATTGATGTTGGAAATCTTCCGAAAGGAAAAGCTGAACAATATCTTCGCGATGTAATGGTGAAATATAGGAATAAATTGGTGTATGATCCGCAAACTGGACAGCTCCGTGACGATAGAAAGCATTTGTCGATGATTGAGGACATATTTTTACCCAGGAGGGAAGGATGCGTAACCGAAAATACTCTGATTAAGTTGTTAGATGGTCGCGAATTGACGCTAAAAGACTTGATTATTGAGTATAAAATCGGTAAAGAAAACTGGACATATTCAGTTTCACCTGAAGGTAAAGTCGTTCCTGGTAAAATTACATGGGCAGGATATACCAGAGAGAATGCTGAGATCGTAGATGTTCATTTGGATAATGGTCAAGTTATTACAACTACACCAGACCATAAGTTCATTTTACGTAATGGAATTCAAGTTGAAGCAAAAGATTTGCAGCATGGATCATCTTTGATGCCCTTCTACACTCGGGAACATCATATCAATAATAGTCAGGGTTCAATGTATCTTCAGATTATGGACAATGAAGATCATAAGTGGAAGTATGCACATAGGATTGTTGCTGAGTATTTTTATGGTCCAAGACCCAGTACTAAACATGTGATTCATCACATTAATTACAACAGATATGACCAGTCCAGAAACAACCTTGTTTACATGGATAAGCAGGAACATTTTATTCTTCATTCACAAAATGCTTCAAAGTGCTGGGAAACTAATAAAGAAGATCATTGTAAGAATCTTTCTATTGCAGGTAAATCATTCTTTGAAACTGAAGAAGGAATGAAGAGACGACAAGAGATTGGTGAAAACAACAAAACTTCTGATACTATTATGGATGGTTTAGCTCGGGGTCGTGAAACGATCAGAGCACTGCGTGAACAAGATAAACTAACTATGACAAAGGAAGAATATCTTGCAAAATGGAGTCCCGGTTTGTCAAAGATGGCTCCTGAAATGGGTGGTCAAGCTGCAAAACGAAGTGTTGAGTGGGATAGAGAAAATCTAACTCAAGAAGAATGGGATGCAAAATATAAGTCTCGCGGAAATCATGCTAAAAATAAAGCATATCAAGAGTATATTAAATCAATTCCACTAGATCATATCTGTGATATTATCAAAGTTGAATTGGTTCGTAATATTAATTGTTCTAATGCTAGATTGATTGAAAAGATTAGTGAACAATATCCGAAAATGACTTTGCGTTCACTAAGAATTTTCTTAGAACATCATGGTTATGGTAGTATTTCTGAATTTATTCATCGCAATATCGGTCCAGAATTTATCAGTAAGAAACGTAGTGTTGATATAAATCAAAAACTTACCAATCACAAAGTCGTCAAAGTTGTTCCTAGAGAAGATCGTCAGCGGGTTGGTACTCTAACCATCGACCAAGATCATGAATATCATGATTATCACAACTTTGCTTTGACTGCTGGTGTGTTCGTTATGAATTCTCGCGGAACTGAGATTACCACCTTACCTGCTGGTCAAGCGATTTCCGAAATTGGTGATCTAGATTACTTCAAAAAGAAACTGCTTCAATCTTTGCACGTTCCTTA